TATTCGTAGTGGTTTATTTTAGTCTTAGTTTTCTTTTTCATATTATGAGTTGTTAACTATTATTGCTGTTTGTGTATCAGATACAAGAGCTTTAAAGTCTAGGAAGTCTTGATATGAAAAATCAATAGGGGTATAGTAGTAGTCTAGAACATTAATAGGCTCTATGCTATTTTCTTTTACGTCCATAAATTGAGCTATAATAGGTGCAAAGTCTTTTTTTCTTATCTTAAACTTTCAACCTTTAAACTCTATAATAGTATCTGCTATGTCTTGTCTTATATTAGCCTGTCTTTGTTCTTCTATTAGTTCAGCTTCTACAGTTACCCAAGCAGTATCTAGTTCTTCTGTTGTTGGTTCAGTTATTTCTTCATTAAGCCATTTTAACTCTGGTCAACTTCAATTATCTTCTACTATAAAATCATTATCATCTAATGTAGGATATAATTTATTTATTGTTTGTTGTATATTCATAGTTTTTATTTTAGAAATTATTGTATTCGTGATATTGACATAAAAGATTGATTACTTCAATTTTGAATAATATTGTCACTTCATAACCACTGCCTACAATATAATTCAACATAATCAGTTGCAGATAAATTAAGTATGTCTGATACATTTACAGATCTCTTTTCAGCAGTGGTTATTGCTTGAAAAATAGTATTTAATGCACCATTTACATATATAGCAATATCAACTTCTCAAGAAACTCAATATTGAAGTCTAAGCCCAGCACTTACCACATATCTACCGGCACTTGTAGCAGTAAATCTATAATTAGTTGTAGGGTCAAACTCTCAGTCTATATCATAATTTTCTGTATCTAATGAAATTTTTGTATAAGTTCAAGTTACTACTCATGTTTGATTTGTTCATACATATGCTCTTGCGGAACTTGTAAAACCTCATCAAGGTGCAGCCTGAAAAGTAGGTGCTAATCATACTCAATTAGAAGTCAATACATGCGTTGCTGTTCATACTGCTACTGTTGCTGGATTTCAAGAAGCATCCCAAGTTATAAGCTCTCAGTCTGTACCATTTGCCAAATTTGCTACGTCTACATTACTAAGTGAGTTTCAAGTTCAATTTGCATCAAATGTTTTGTTTGTAAATGTATCTGTACTAGAATCAGTAATATATCAAGCATCATTTGTTAAATCTGAGACATTGTCTCCATCATATACAAAATTTCCATCACTACACGATGTATCATATTCTGCTTTTGTTCCACTTATTCATACTATACTTGTTTGATCTCCTGTATTTGTACCACTCAAATTATTAGCTGTTATATCTCAATTAGGTATACTTACATCTTGTGATTCGTCAATTTCTATTCAAGATTGTAAAGTACCACTTGTATTTGATGTTTGAAGCTTCATAGTAGTTGGAACTATTCCAGTACTTACTGCTCAACTAGCTTCTGTTCTTATTCTCGCTGAGTTTCTATATTCTGTTCAATCGTGTGCTCATACAATATAACAATTAAGAGTATCTCAGTTTTGTACTGCTAAAGGAGTTGCAAGTGTTCATCTAGCCCTTAGGTTAAAGGTTCTTGCACATAATTCAACAGTATTTGAGTGTCTTGTCAATGTATTATGTCAAAGATTATTATTCTCTGCTCTCTGTTCTACTATAGGTGTAACAGTAACTCAATCAATAGTAAAATCTTCAGGTGCTCAACCTACTCATACTGAATCTTTTGTTTTATCATAAATGAACTCAGCTTCTCATCAGAAAGAACCTCAATCGTTAAATTGTATTTGTGTGTCTGACCCTCACGGAGTTCATATAGGAGTTCAATTAATATTATATGTTTCTCAAGATGGTATATTAACTGTTCAAGAGTCATCAATAGTAACATTACTATCTTGTATTATTTTTCATGTTGTCCCATCGTATCTTGCTATTGCTTCATCAGTACTACTTCAAGGTCAAGTAACATATCAAGAAGATCAAGCAATGTCTACAAGTACTCTTCAAGTTACTGGATTTACTTTTAATGGTACTGTAGTTGATCCATCAACGGAACTGACTCATAGTGCCGATGGGATATTATTATCATCTCTCTTTGCGTCTGCCATATTTACAAATTAATTAATAAGTTTCTAAAAGAGCTTCTGCTTCTTCTTTTAAATTAGTCGGAAGCTCACTATAGTGTATTGCTTCCTCATCTTGTCTTAATAATCTCTCAGATCATTCTTTTTGGTCAAATAACATAATATTATTACCAATATTAAAACGTCAAACTATATCTAAAGTAGAGTCTCTTTCCGCATTTGTCATAATAATTTGATTATTTATTTAAATCTCTGCCTGTAAAGCTCAACTAACTGGGTCAACTTCAATAGGTATTGTAGTTACTCAATCAACACTACTTACTCAAAGAAGTGTAGGTACGTTGTTATCATCTCTTGGTGCATCTGCCATAATATCATTTTTAAATTATAAAATATTTTTTGTATCTTTTTCTAGTTCTTCTATAATCTTTTCTCATACTCATTTATTCTGTACTTTAAAGTATGATTTCTTACCTTTAATTTTTTCTTTTACTTTCTTTTTACATTTCTTTATTAGTATAATATTTCTAGTATAAAAGTCTAATAAAAGTATTAAGAAAATAAGTAATAGTAATATATTGGTTATCATTATTTAGTGATATTATCAATTAATTTATCAAGGTTTTTCTCTATAGCTACAATACTAGTATCAATAGGCTCAGCTTTTGTAAATGGTGCTGATATTCATTCTCTTCATTTCCTTATTGCTCTTCAAATTAATGATGGCTTTGTTATTTGTTCTTTTACTCCTTTTACTCAAGCTTTCCTTGCCTGTTGTTGTAATAATCAAGAGAACTTATCTGATACTGCCCAGTTTCTATTCAATTCTTTTATGTTTGTTATTCATTCTCTATCTGCTGTATTTTCGATGAACTTCATTACTTCTGAATACTTATCCCTTGCTGACTCTGCTCTTAATCAAGCTCATTCTAGTCAAGATTTACTCCATCATTTCGTATATTTGTTAATAGATTTCTTAATATTATTAAGTTCTGTTAATGTTAATCATTCTTTATCAAACTTTTTAATAAGTTTATTTATTTCAGCTTTATCAGAAGTTTTAAAGTTTATCTTGTCAAGGTTTTGTTTCATCTCTTGTAGTGCTTCTGATGCTCATTTTGGTCTGAAAGTCTTTTTAACTCACTTTAATTTATTATTTAATAGGTTTATATCTCTTATACCTATATTTCATATTACAGTAGATAATTGATCAAAGTCTTTTGTTCATTTTAATTGACTCCTATTGTTTCTAGCAAGAGTTCAAAAATCTAATAGGTCTCTATCTTCTATTTTAGCGGCAGTTGTTCATATAAGAGTACTTACATTATCTTTTATTGTTTTATCTTTTAATCTTTTTGTTTCTACTTTAGCTAGTTTTCATTCTTTAGTAAATGGTACTTTTCATTTTATTTCAGGGAATCTATCAAGAATTTTCTTTGTTGGGAAAATAGCTGCTAAAGCTTCAGCATCTTTTCTCAAATTCTCAGGTATTTTTTGAACTCATGCTTTAATAAGTCATAAAACCTCTTGTACTCACTCATTCTCTAATACATTTGATATTACTTCTTGGGGTTTTCAAGCTATATTTCATACTTTCTGTAGTGTTGCTGGATCAAGAGCCTCTAATCAAGGTTGTATAGTTATCTCTCACACAGTTGTTCATAAAGCATCAAGAGTAGACGTAATAAGTCATCAAAATAGCTGTAAGCCTCACTCTAATACTTTAGGTATCTCTGTTAATTTATCTCATTCAGGTGCTTCCCTTATTCTTTCTAATCAAGACTCTATTAATGTTTCTTCTCAATCTTCTCATACAAATGCTTCTTTTATTCATGTACCTATTCTTTCTATTCTAGTTGGTGGCGCTTCAAATTCTTCAATAGGTTTATCTTCTATTCTTTCTACTTTGGTTACTTGTTCCACAGGTCAGTCAGAAACTTGTTTCACCTCTTCTCAAAAAGTTTCTGCCCTTTGTAAAGCTTTTTGAGCAAGTCATGTAGGTTCATTAACTATCTTTCTTCATTTTGCCTGTCTAATAAGTCTCTTTGCTCTCTCATCACTTATTCATTTCTCGACGAGATTTCTAAAGATTTGTATTTCTTCTGCTGTAGCCATTAATTCAAAATTAAGAATTTAAAAATTGTTTTGGATCTATCCATCATTTAGATGATTTAACTCTATAGTCAAGATGACTTCAATCTCATCAAGGTCAAGCTATAACACTTCATGTGTTTCATATAGTACCTATTACATCTCATTTATTGACTTTTTGTCAGTTTTTAACATTAAATCATTGTAAATGGTTAAAGAAATGTTCATTTCATTCAGCATCTACAATAATTACCCTATTTCATAATCAAGAATCACTCTCAACTATTTTAACTGTTCAAGATATAGTAGATGGTATAGAGTCTCATATTTCACCATCTATATCTATTCATGGTGTTCATACACTCCCATCTGCTAATCTTACATTATCTATCTTTAAAGGACTTGTTGCTCAAAACTCTTGTGTAACAGTTCATAATCATATATTTTCTATTCATACCTTTTTTTGAGCAGTTTGGTCTGCTCAATTAAAATCTAGGAAGCTTCATATATCATCATCATTTGCTTTTCATATATTTTTTATAGTAAAAGTACTTCATTTTCATCATCATGCAGAAATAAAATTTAATATTTCATCATCACTACTATTTTGTCAAATAGGCTGTAGTTCTTCTTCTCTAATATCAGACGCTATTCATGGTATATTATCAAAATCAAGAACTACACTCTTAGGATTCGCACCAGCTTCTTTAGATAATCATATAAATCTCCTTGCTCTCTCATCAAAAGCATCTTTCCTATTTTCAAATAATACCTTTGCTATATCAACAAATTGTTTTCTCTGCTTTGGTGTCAATATTTCTCATTTCTCTGCTTTCTTTAATAATTGTAGAGAAGTTACCCTATCAACAATACCTGATGATGAAGCAGCACTAGAAAACTCACTTTCTCTAACTACTGAGCTCGGATCAAGTGATTTCATAAATTGAAATACTCAAGCTATATCCCCTGGTCAAGATGCTGTTCATAATGTTGTTACTATTCCAGCAAACTGCTGTGTAGCATCTAAGTAATTTTTTACTGTATCACTTCACTCGAACTCTTTTCTTAATTTCTCTTGTCTAGTAAATTGTTCATCATCTATTTTTCCATCTACTCACTCTGCAAGTCAAAGTATTTTATTAATTTGTTGTGTATTCTTTCACTCTTTTAATAATTTTCTTATAGATTGTCAAGCTATAGAATCCTCTTTTACATCAAAATCCTGTATAATTTTTGCTGCTTGTAAATTTTGCTCTGCTGTTAACCCTGTTTTTGCAAGGCTTTCTACATCTGCCTTCTCCACCTGTGCTTTAATAATCTCTTTTTGTCTAAATACTTCAAGTTCTTCTTCTCTTTGTTTTCTTGCTGTAGTAGTTCATAGTTGTGTAAGAAGTCTATTTTTTTCTTCTGTACTTATATCTGAGTTTTCTATTTTTCAAGTAAGTGTTCTAAGTTCATCTTGTCTATCTAGTTTCCTCGCTTCTAGTATTCATTCTATACCCTTGTCTAAGTCTTCTAATGAAGCAGATGTTAATTCTTGACCCTTAACAAGACTTGTTAATTGTTCTCTTAGTGGTGCTGATCTTGCTTCTCTTATTCTTGATGCTGCTATCTTAGAAATGGCTCATCATTCAGCTTCTAGTCATTTACTTATATTTTCTATATCCTCTTGTACTCTCCCAGCTTCTGTTCTGAAGCCCTTTTGTAATTCTACAAGCTCTCATCTCCCAGCTTCTGTTCTTGCTTCTTTTAACCTTTGTTCTCTAGTTTTTTGCACTGTTGCTTCAGCTACTTGTTCTCTTAGACTCTTTACTCATGGTGTTAAGTCTTCTGTAACTTGTGTTGTCTGAGTTTCTTCGGTGGTCTGTGTAGGTGTTGTCTGAGTTGCTGTAGTGGTTCCCGTAGTTTCACCAGTTTCTGGTACCGTTGTAGTACTAGCATCTAATGTAGTGATATTATCTTTTTGATCTCAAGTTTTTAATTTATTTCTTCTTGATTGTATTCAAGAAACAACCTCGTCGAAAACTCATTTCTTTTTAAGAAACTCATTTACTCTTTCAGATCAAACCTTTGTTTGGGCTTGTCTGAGTTTTCTTAGATTATCCTCAGTTAATCTTCTTGTTATATCTTTTTTTGGTGCCATATTAATTTGTTAATACAGAATAATAATTCGGGTTTATTGTATCACTTATTCACTTTTTTACAACTATATTATTAGTTGATTTTCTTACTTCATTTTTATAATCTTTCCACATAGTATTATATTTCCTTTCATATCTATCAGCACTTGCAAAATCTTCTAACCTTGTAAATGCTTCTACAAGACAATAATAATAAATAACATTTTCATATCATTCCTTTATTTCTAATGCTGTATTTTGATCAGTACTAGAACTAGGATCAATTTCTAAGTCTGTTGCTAGCTGATTTGCATTAATCTCTATAGGAAGACTATTAGATTCAGGTGTAGGATATAATACTAATTGAGTTTTATCAATAGCAAAATATACTGGTATATCAGATGTTTGCTCAGTGTTTGCAAGTGTTTGCATCTGCAAGAAACTAATTTCTGTAGGATAATACTCTCTAGAGTCTACTGTTACCTGTACATTAGTGATTTTATCAACAGTATCAGGTACATTATATGCCTTTTGTCAAGCTACCGTTCATCATACAATAGTAATTCAAGCCTTTTTAAGGTATGTTTTTGACATACTTAAAGCTTGTTTTTGAATATCATTTATATCCTCTTTCATACTTCCTGTTTCATCAGTACCATCAGTGAAACTATTTGTATTTCAAGTTTGTCTTAAAATTTTATTAAACATTTCTCAGTAAGTCTTTTTAGCCATATCTATATTTTAATTATTAAACATTTCTCCAAGTTTCTGTACTTGCATCATACGTAAGAACTTGTCAATTTGTAGGATTACTTATCTCTATCTTGAGTGGTATATTTGCAAGATTATTATAGTTAATCTTTTCCCCATCTCATCATAATCACGAATGTGAGTGTCTTTCTATCATTTAAAATATTTTTATTCAAATAAGTTGAACATTATCAGTTGTACTTGTAAAACTTCATCACATTTTAAACTTAAACTGTATTCTGTGTACCCTCTTTCATATTCATCTAAGTATCTTATTTACATCTATTCATCCTCATTGTCAAATTCTTCAGAGTAATGTATAATTGTCTGTTGTATCTGTTCTATATTCTACTCTCAATAATGGAAAAGTATTTGTTCATTGTGTAAATAATGCCTGTACTCATTGTACTTTATTTGGCTGTCATTTTGAGTCTCTCAGTTCATATACTTCTGTTTCTATGTATGGTCATACGGATGTATCTCATAATCACGCTTCCTCCATTCTATACCTATTAGATCAACTTACCCTATCTATTTTATCTCAATTCTCAGAATATCAAATAATAAATCTATCATTTGTAGTATTTATATTTGTAATATATATAGCATTTAATTGGCTAGCATCCTTTGGTACTACTGCACTTGATAGATTACCGTATCTATTTAAACTAAATGGGTCTCATTGCTTCACTCTATTATATACAAATATTCAATTATCCTCTATACAGAAAATCATACCATTTTTAAACTTTCTTACTCACGGTTTTCTGACATAGCTAGTTCCTGTAACCCTAAAGTTAGGTATTTGTATTTCAGGTATTAAGTCTGCACCATTATATCTATATATTGTACCATCTATACCAGCAAATACATATAATGTATTCTCTAACTGTAGCATAGCGTGTATGCCTCATAGATTTGTCTTGATTATTTGACTTGCATTTGCACTAACTCCATCCCATAAATAGAAGTTTCATATAAGTGTTCATATTGCTAAAGAAGATCATATAACCTCCATACTTCTTATTTGTTCATTTTCAGGAAGAATAAACTTGTTGTTTGTAAATATCCAAGCTCAAGGTGTTGTTGGTGATGAAGCTCAATCTAATTCAGCAATGACATTTCCATCAGATATATATAATCTATTATTAAATTCTTTGAAGAAGTGTAAATCATCTGATCAACCATTAAGAAAAGTTGTTCCACTTCCCCATGTAGGATTATCAGTATAACCACCTCATATAGCAGTAGTCGTACTTCTTCATAACTTAGTTCTAGAAGCATATATAAGGTAGTTTTGATATGTTATGATGTCATTATTATTTCATATATTTGCATTTGTATTGTCTAAAGTCCAAGAAGTTCAACTGTTTTTCCATATTTCAGCTCAACTCATTCAAGCAAGTATAGTATCATCAAATGTAGTAAAACTTAATACATTCTCATTTAATCAAGATGTAGTATCATTGTCTAGTCTAAAATTTAGTTGAGCCACTCAAGGCTTTGTCCATATATCTATTCAAGACATATCAACAAAGCCATTAGTTGCTCAAGCAGTTTCATCATTTATAATTCAATTGCTGAAGTCTCTTATTTCTAGGAGTTGTTTTGACATTTTATATGTTCTTTAGAAGATAAAAGAACTCTCATCTCTGATTCTATGTATTCTTGCCTTTTATTCAATTCTTTTTCTCTTGTGTCAAGTAATTTCTTTTGACTATTTATATAATCTATTCATAAAGCTATTTCTTCTTCTTTTTCATCAAAATATTTCTTTCTATTACTTATTTTATTTTCCAAATCTAGTATTGATTTATTATTCTCTTTTATTATTTTATTTCATTCTTTCACTTTTTCAATTAACTCTTTTTCTTTTTCTTTTATAATAGATTCTTTTTTATTTATTTTATTTTCTTTTCATATAACTTTACTATTTTCTTTCTCTATTCTTGATTCTTCTTTCTGTAGTTCTATTTGTTTCTTATCTATTTCACATTCTTTATTGTTTAGGTTTGTGTCTTTGTTATCTAATAGTACAGATAACTTTTCAAGCTTTTCTTGTTTATTATTTAAATCTTTGACATAATTTTTATTCTCATTAATTATATCAGACTTTGCCTGTGCTTTTTGTTCTTTTATAGTTTTAAGAAAATTATCATACTCTTTCTTCTCCTCAGAAAATTTAGTATTTATTGTATTATATTCACTATTCTTTTTAATACTTTCTCTTGTAAGAAAAGATACTTCAGATACTAACTTAGTATAAGTTTTATGTAATGAGTCAAATTTTTTCATAAAATAAAAAGTTATGGGGATATTACTCCCCATAATAAATTAATGAGTCTTTTTTAAATCAGCAATTATAGTAGCCTTATTTTTTGGTTTTCCCTCTTTTGTTTCAAGACTTATTTTTCTTTCTGTTGCAAGTTCTTTTGCCTGTTTAATAGTAAGTAGATCATAATCAATAAACTTCTTATTCATAATCTCATCAACTATTTTACCAGCCTCCTTAGTATAATTTAATCATTTAATAGTAGCATATTTTCTAGCCATATGTAATGCTGCGTGTTCAGCTAGATAATAAGGATATGATTGTGTATTTCATTTTTCTATTGTATAATCAATACCATCCCACTTGAAATCAAAATCATCCTCAAGTATATTCGTTATATTCTGTGACCTTTCTCTTAATTGTTTTAATTCTTTCTCTTCCATAACATTGTTATTAAAAATATAAAAATATGGGGGCTAAAAAGCCATAAAAAGAGAGGTTACCCCCTCTTAATAATTAAGCATCATTTCCAGTTGCTCTTGCTATAATAACATTAAATGTATTATCAGCGGTTGCATTAGCTGCAAGTGTTACAGTAACGAGTCCAGCAGCAGATAATTCAATATTATCTACAAATTGGTCTTGGTTTCCTGTTGGCACTATACTGATGATTTTACCACCGATAAGTTCGGCATCAGCAGTATTTGTTCAAGTAGCTGCAGCTGCTAGAACAGTAATTGCAACTTCTTTAAGTTCAGCTGGTATAGCTTGTGTAGTTCATGTATATAACATAGTATTACTATTTAGGAGTTAAAATTAAGCTGTAATAGAATCAAAGTAACCATTTCTTCTAGGATTTTTACAAATCAAGTTACCCATAAGAAGTATTTGGCTCATAAATCCGTATTGATCTATTGATTTTTGCATAGGTGTAAGATGGAAACCATACGATTTCTCAGTATTTACATCATATTGTCCCTCAATTTCTCATGACGCAATAGTGATAGGTGTAGTATCTACAAGACCGTCAACAGTTGCAAACTCCCAAGTAGAAGTATTCAAACAGAAGATATGATCATCAGGACATACCTCATCTGCTATAATAGGTACTCATTTATAGAAAAGTGAAGTAAATCCAGCTTCTCCAGCAAGTCCTGATATTGCAGTCTTAATAAGACTTCAGCTATCTCTTCCAGCATTTGTTTGGTTATTTGTAGCTGTAAATAGTGCAGCTATAAAATCCCATATTGCTTCAGTAGTAAGAATAAGATCAACCTTTTGATTACCACTATTTGTTGCTCTCAACATAGCGTCTAAAGCAGTAAAAGTAATTGTTGTTGTAGTTGTATCAACAGTACCTTTAATAGTAGTGTAAGTTGCTCTTGATAGTCCACCGTATGTAGCTACGTTTGTCCCATCATCTGCACCCGCAATAAGCCCAAGAAAGTCTTTATTTCCGGTCCCTGTACCATCTCCATATAGAATAGTACCAATATCTTCAGCCATTTCTTGTGCAGCTTCTTCACCTTTCTGTTTTTGTAAGTCTCTTACAGAGTCTTTTGTTTTAGAAAGTGATAGTTCATCTCCAGGCAATACAATAGGTTGGTAGTAACTTCTAGGTGAGAAAACCATTTTTTGTGTAGTATTTACTTGATTAGTATTAAATCTATCTAACCCAGAAAAAGAACCACCGTTGTTTGCTTTATCAGTTTTAACAACAATTCTTTTTACATCTGATGTAAACTTAGTTTTTCTAGTTCATAATAGTATTTGTGTAACTATATTTGCTTTGAGAACAGTATCAACCACTTTTGGTGCGATTTGATCTCTAGTATTATTTTGTAAATCAGCTCAAAATGCCATAATTCTTAAATTAAAATATAAATTATTTTAAATTTAAGCTATCCCAAGAAGTTCATGAAACAAATTTACTTGTTTTTTGTGAAGCAGACCTATTAGAAGTATTAGACTCTGCAGCTTTACGCTTTGCAGATTCTTTTTCTTGTTCTTTAGCCCCCTCCTCTTTTGTTAATCATAATCTTTGGTATAACTCAAATGCTTTGAGTATATCTCCATCCGTATAATCTGCTGCAAGTTTTAGAAGTTCATTCTCTGCAAATTCATTTCATTCATCACGCAAATCAGATAATGTTTGTTCAATATACTCCTCAGCTTCTTTTTGTTCCTTAGATTCAGACTCACTTTTTAAAGAGAACTCAGATTCAAGCTGTTTTTTAGTATACTCTTGAATTTCTTTCGGAGTCATACTTTCAAGTTCTTCATCGGTGAGTGGTTTGTTTTCAAGTTCAGCTATTTTTTTAGCCATCTCTTGTTTCTCACTTTCCCAATCTTCCCTTGATTTCCTTAATTCTTTTCTCTCTTTTACCATTTCTTGCCATCTAGGATGTTTATGAAACGGAGCATTGTCTTCTTCTTTTGGTTCATCAGAAGCCTTTACAGGTTCTGTTTTATCTTCTTCTTTTGATTTTACCGCTAGTTTGTCTGATGTAGCATTATCATTATCAGATGATTTCACTTCTTCCTGTTTTGTGTCAGTAAACGAAGCTGACTTATCTACTAACTCATTCTCCTCATTATCAAACTTAGAGAAAAAACTTTCAACATCTGCGTTTAATTCCATAATATAAAAGTTATACGATAAAATACAGTTTATTGTCTTAATTACGATTGGACATTTTAAATTTATCTATTTATTTGGAAAAGTCAAATTATTGAATTTGCTGTATCTGTTGTTCAAAGTCAGTAGCTTGTTGTTGTACTGCTTGTTGTTTCTGTTGTTCTTGTAATATTTTTCGTTGTTCTACTTGTGCATTAACCGCTTCAAGCTCTAGTTCTTTTGCTGCTTCATCTGCATCCTCCATTCACATCATTTCATATGCTCTCCTCGCTGTTATCTTTCCAGATGATAATAATTCTAATGCTTGTGCTTTTAAAGCGTTTGGATCATCAGGTATAGTACTTCAAGGTTTTACCTTTATTTTCATTCCATCAGATATATCATCTCTTTTAAACTCTACAAAGTCTTCTGATCAATCTTTTCATAATATAGGAAGTAAATGCTCTTTATCATAGAATACTTTTATTAAATGTGCATAAGCATTATAAAGTTCTTCTGATACTTGCTCTATTGCTCTACCTATTGTTGCCTGTCTGTCTTCATCTCATTCCCTTAGAGCTTCTCTTGCTTTTCAAGACTCAGCAGCTAATCTCTCTCCTCTTGTAGTTGAATGAATACCGAATATATTATCAATAGCATTTCTACTGTCGTTTAAGTCATTTTGTACATCTGATGATAATAAAGCAGCTTGCACATAACTTATATCTTGTTCTTCTCATAAATTCACTCCATCTCAAGCTTTTAGATTCTGATTTGCAAGATCGGATTCATCCTCACTCATTCCTTTATATTTTCTTATAGGTCATCCCGCTACATCTACATTATCAGCTATTTGTCTTTTCCTATCATTTATATTGTCCTGTAAAGTTCTTGATAATACGAGAGGTGTTACATCATCTATTATATTCTCACCTATATTATATATTGAAAATCTTATGTATGGTTTCTTTGGTTTATTAAAGAAGTTATTCTTTGTAGTTTCCTGTATTTTTTTCCCATTCTCATCATATGTAGTCTTAGAAACTCACTCATAATCAAATAGTGGGTTCTTTATTTTATCTAGTATAACTGTACTTCATATAGATACTATTTTCATCTCATCTGTCCACCATTCAATATATGTGAGTTTCGTTCACATCTTTCAAGATACGTGGCTTGAAATTTCTGTCTTTTTATCAGGGTATTGTTTAGCAAGATTTGAAGCAGTAGATACTATTTTCTCTCATATAAATTCTGAATCGTCTATATCTATCGCTTCACTATCTAATAGAACTCTTGATGGCAATAAGACTTTAGTAAATATTTTGTCATCTTTTATACCATACTTAACTATTCATATTCTATATATTTGTTGCTGTCTTACCATCTTTTCGTACTGCTCTTGTAGTTTCTGATCATCATATATAGAAAGTAATACCTTTTGATTCTTTATAGATTGATCTCTTATGTTCTTTCATTTGTTTCATTTACCCTGTGCCATTGGAATAAATACTATCGGTTTTGCTGGTTTTGATGTAACAAGTGGTACAATAGTTTCTATATTTGTAAATATCCTATTATCAATAACTTGACTTTTATCATCTGTAATATCGTTTGTTCTTAAATCTATCCCCCTGTAGTATCTCTTATTCTTTTCTCATTCAGTTATTAATACAGAATCACTTTTAGAAGAAACTCATATCCATCCCTTAATCATTTTTAATAGTTCTTCATCACTTTCTTCAACTTTTAATTCATCCAATGTACTTCATTTATCAAATGAACTTCTTTGAATAAGTAAGTTACTAGAATCATAATTATCCTTAATTGCCATAATATATTAATTAATGTTTAAAATCTGCTCTCCACTTACCACCTACGAACTTTAAATCCATTCATTTATTATCGGATCTTTCTCATATATTAATTTTTTTACTATCTATTGCAAACTTATCTACTATATTTCTTTTCTGATTTCATATAGCAAGTGCCATAACTCTATCAAAATGATTTGTTTGCTCTTCATCAAAAGAGTTTACTTTTAGATTGCCATTTGCGAATCATCTCATTTCTCTTAAAGCTGGTATAGAGTTAATAATCAAGCTCCCATCATTGAAGTCCCTTTGTAAATCAAATAACATCTTACTCTTACTGGTCGAGTTAGTATACCAACCATACCTATTCTCTGTTCATCATCATTTCTTGTTAATAACTTTCTGTGTTGTTAATAAATTTCAGTAGCCTTTCTCCTGTATACTTGTTATAACTGCATTACCTATACTATTTCTTTCAGGGGTTAGTTTAGCATTTCAATAGTTTTCACTTGCATCAATAAGCTGATCAGCAAATAATCACGGTGGTATTTGATTACTTTCATATTCAGCCACTTGTTCTCATGTAGTTTGATTTATAACTTCAATTACAGAACTATCAAGTCAGTATCATTCCGATACATCAGCACTGATAGTATATTTATGTAGTGGATCATATTCTTCCCATATCCTCCAATTACCATCTCTCGTATAATCTATTTCTTTCAGGTACTTCATTCTTTCATCAATAAGTTCAATATCGAAGAATCTCTCTCCATCAACAACTGGTTGATTTAACATTTCTTGTTCAAACATCTTTCTCCCATCTTTATTCATTGTTCTCTTCAATGATTCAAGACTCATTACTCTTTTTGCCTTGTCTTTTATCTTTCAATTTACTTCATCAGCTTCTTTATCTGTAAATACGTATTTACTTTTCCAGGTTATCTCATCATTCTCTATTACTGCCCTTTCATATATCTTACCATCTCTATTTCATTCAAACTTGTCATATAACCAAGCAACACTTCAAGTATCACTTATCTTATTACAACAAAATATAACTGCTCAATGAGGAGCTAGAGCTCAAAACATTTCATCAAAGTGTTCTATTACTGCTTTTGTTTTAGGTCAAGATTTCTTTGTTATATTGTTTTCAAAGTCATCATATATGATAAAGTCAGGTCTATTTGGTCAGAATATCATTCAACGTATAGGTTGACCCGTTGTAACTGCTTGCACTCTTGTACCATTACTTGTAAGGAAATCAGCAATACCAGTCTTTTTACTTTTCTTTTGGTTTGTATCATCGAAGAATAATTGTCAAAAGTCTTGTATTAACTTATCATTTGTTTGTAGTTCAAGTGCTATATCTAGTAGAGCGTTCTCTGCAATCTTTTTGTCTAATGAACCATATAACATCATCTTATTTACACCGTAACATATACGTCTAATGAACTCTATCTTTGCCCAAGAGGTTTTAGCACTTCAACGAAATTCACAATCAACAAAAAACCTAGGCTTTCATAACTCACCTAGTGTTTGTACTTCCTTACATCTCTCTTTATGAAACTCAGGACTGATATGTGTGAAGTATTTTGTAAAATAAGTGATTCAAAATAAATATAGACTATGTTTACATAGCTTTACTCTTGATTTCTGATTCATTAAGCTTTTATAAATACTCATATCTATTGTATAATATATTTTTTATGATTGCTATTTAAAGCCTTTTTAGTAACTTGCTACGTACGGTGGAATAAAAACAGTTTCTATTTGTCAAGTACCTTTGGCTTTATGAGAACATTATCTGTAGAATCTATCTCTTCCATCCTTACTTGTCTATATATTTCTTTTAAGTTTGGATCATAACTTAATTCAAAATGTATCCTATCTTTCTCAAAGTGACCATTTCCCTTTACCTTATATCATTCAGCTTCTAGTTCATCTCATCCTTGCTTTGCTTCCTCTGCTGTCTTAAATACGAGATTTATAATCATCTTCATATTAGGTGGTAATTGTATTTCATTCATTATATTAATCAATTATCAGATAAAACACTCTTAAAGTCTTCATCATCTTCACTATCATAGTTTACATTCTTGTTCGTATTATCAACTTCTGTCTTATCTTTCCATCAATAATTATTCTTTAAATGAAACATTGTGAAAGTACCGTTTAACTTGTTCTTTAAGGCACCTCATACAACTCTAGACTCTAAAATCTCTTTAATGGAGCACGAAATTTGTTTTATCTTATCATTATCTGAGTATTTGTCAATCCACTCCCAATACCTAGATCTACTATATGGTTTCTTTTCAAATAGTTCTCATATATATACATAGTCAGGGTTACTATTAAGCTCTTCAAGAATAGCATTAAGCTCATTTAACACCCATTCTTCTGTATACTTAGTATCATTGGTCTTGTATTTAGCTGGTGGTCTTTTAGCCATTTTTCATTATAGATATTAAATATAACCTAACACCTGTTAGTGAGTAGTATAAGGGAATCTCTAACCATAATCAGTACTTATTCTTGTTCGCGGATTATAGCTCTCCCCTACAAGCTTATACTACTCTAAGGTGATCTTACTATTAAGACTTCACTTATAAGGGTTGTATGAAAAAACGAACAAGTGTTAGGTTATATTTCTTCTTTTGTTTTCTAGTGCTATTGCTATAGCTTGTTTTTTATCTCTTCAGCTACTTATTAGTTCTTTAATATTCTTTGAAATTAACTCTTTCCTTTTTTTATTTGAATCTGATTTCTTTATTTTTAGTAGTGCCATAAAAAAATAGGATTAAAATTAATTAATCCTATTATATCTTTTTTCTTATATAAATCAAGTTTATTTCAGTGTAGTATCAATGATGTTTGATATATTTAGTATAACTCATTGGTTTTCAAAGTTTCATCTACTTAACCAGGTTGGTATTCATAATACACAAAATCAACTATTTGTTTCAGCTAGTGCAAGTCATCAAGAGTTTCAACCATCTATTCTGTTACTTACATAGAAGTTTGAGAAATTAAAACGGAAGTCATCAGTACCTGTTATTCTTTCATTTCTATATCAACTTATAATTCACTTAGTAGTTATTCTATTGTTCTGTATTGTTTCTCAAGTTTCATCAGTTGCATATGCTGGGTATCATACAACCCATACAGGGTTTCAAACATCAAGAGATGAACAAGTTTGTACATCTTTTAGATAATTTGCTCAAGACTCTGTTATTATCTTTTCTTCTTCTTCGGTAAGATAGAATAAAGCGAAGTCTGTTTTTGTATTATAGGTATATGAATTATCTAAGTCTAGTCTAAATAGAAATTCTCAAGTATGATTTGCTACATAACAAGCTATTGAATTTTCTACAACGTGTTTATTAGTAAATAATCATTTTCTTCATGTATCAAACTCTATAGTAAAAGAACTTCATATACTTACTCTTGAATCATTAGTTACACACTTTATAGCGAATACATCATTTGTGTGGTCATTTATATCAAATGATGGTCAAGTTATTATTGTCTTGAGTTCATTAGTAGTCAATACATCAAATTCGGCTAGTATTCAACCTACTAAATAAGCGATTCTTGTTCATCTTTTTCTTTCTGTTATTTTTTCTAGTTGATTCGTTATCTTATCTCTATCTAATCTTCATTGTTTTATATATTCTCTTAAGGTTTTTGTTACTTTACTTATAATTGCTTCATCTTTAGCACTATAATTATACGCATTTACACTTGAAAATCAAATCGTAAATATAACTAATGTTATCAGTATCTTTTTCATAATATAATTTTAATTTTTAAAATAATTCTACTAAGTAGTGAGGAGTATCTATGTAATATAAAAATATTAATAATACCGCTATAAAAAAAAATATATAATATATTTCAAATTTTTTCATCATATATTTTTATATAAATAATATTGTATTTGCAAATACATAATAAGCTTACAACACTTTTTAAAATAATGCAAATATTTGACTTTACTTTTTATAAAAAAGTTTAATCATAGTAGTTCAAAGTTTGATAATAGTACTTGTGTAAAAAATCATACTCAAATCTATATCATACATCATATGCTTTATATAGCCAAATAAGTCTTCAAACTCTCCCATTTAGATCTTGAAATGGATGTATTTTTTCAAACTTATTATGTGCTTCCCAAGAAGTCATTTTTTTATAATTTTCAAAGTATACACTCATTAATTTTGGAAGTTCTGTATATTCAGGTGGGATGTAACTTCATACTCTTACATTACATTTTCTAAAACATCATACCCAGTCTTCTTCTAAATGCTCTCATAATATATTATGTATTTCTAATATATCTTTTATTCATTTTATTCCATTTTTAACTGTATATATAGCTGCTAATATATCTCAAGGATTTATTCATTCTTCTCATTCAATTTTATTTGAATGGATCATAAAGTTTTTTAAGTGTGTTTCTAATTGCATATTATTTATTGTTAAAAGGCATAGTAGGAAACTCATTTCTATATTGATCCTCTAAATCTTTTCTTTCTACCAGTACCTCATAACTCTTTCTATATTTATTCATAGCTTCAGATAGTTCCATTTTGGAATAGTCTAGT